ATTAAATTCATTTCCGTTATTACATCCTATTATTTTACTAATTAATGAATTACTTCTATTTTCAATAATAATTGAGATAATATTATCATTCATTATATTCCCCAATGTATGTTGTTCTTTCGCTCTATAATAATTTTCCAAATATTCACCGGCTTGTTGTTTATTACATAAAAATCTATATTGAATAAATGGTAATATTTCTTCTTTGTCTTTAATTTTCAATAAATTGTAAATATAAGGATAAATATAATTTTTATTATGAAAATTTTCAGAATGAGTATATATTAAATGTAAATTATCTTTTGAATCAATAATACAACATTTATCATAAAAATTATTAAATATATTGATTAAAATATCTTTTTTAAAAATATTAATAGGATAATATATTTCCGTATTTATCTTGTTGAATACATCGGGATCTTTAAATTTTTTTTCATCGGTAGAGAATTTATTATCTTTATTAATATCATTAATAATTTTCAAGCATAATTTATTAATAGTGTTAACTGTTAAATTATCTAAATTACGATCGAAACTCTTATTAAATTCATAAACTATTTCTATTTTTCCATTCGTATGAAAAAATATAGTAACATAATAATCATAATTTAATTCTCCGTATTTTTTAAGATTTATAACTAATGCGAAAGTATTTTTAACAGATAAAGAATTAGGAAATCTTAAAGAATGAGGAACATATATCTTTTTCGTAAGTTTCAAGAATGTACTTTCTAATATTTCTTCTTGATCAATTGAATCACGGAAAACCTTATAATATGAATCTTTATATGTATCCATATAGAGTTTAGAAAATGGATATTTATCACATAATTTTATTTCTTTAAACATTCTCTGGACATTGATTGCATTATTTTCATTGTTATTTCCACATACAAGAAGTATTGGATATATTTTTTTAGATTTCAACGGTCCTGTTATAGTTTCTAGTTTTTCATTTTTTTCATCGTTTAATTTTAATCTATATGTTATTGATTTTTGGATTTTTTTTAATTCGGGAACACGATTTTTATCATTATTTATATCACTTAATTTTGAATCGGGGAAATATTTTCTAACCAGCCCCTTAAATATTCCTTCATCTGTAAATTCATGATTTTTTTTTATGAAATTCACATAATCTTCTAATGTAACGAAATGTATTGTTAATTTATCATTGTGACTATTTACCAGAGTATGATTTAATAGATCAATTACATTAAAATATTTAATAGTATTATCTCTATTAATGATATTTAAATCTAATCCTTTATCTTGAAATATATCCAATGAAATATTTTCTACCTCATGACTTAATGGATCAATATTTTTAAAAACATCTTTAGTTATTTCTTTTTTTTCTAACTTTTCTAAACTTTCCATGTATAGTTGTTGTCTTCCGGGAAACCATACATTCCAATTACCTTTTCTTGGGAAATCCTTACCACTATTTAGATATTCTTTATTTTTCTTTACGAATGTTTTATGTTTATTTAAATTTTTAAAATCAGAAAAATGTTCTTTAATAAATTCACGAAATTTATCATTGGGTATTATTTTTTTCTCTATTTCTCTTATATCTTCATTGTCATATTGAGGATAATTTATAAAAGCGAAAATATGACTACTATTTATCTTATCATTCACCGATACAGCTATTTTATTTAAAACTGTTTCTATCGTATCTTCATTATGAATTGGATATTTTAATTTCAATTGAGTTTTACTATTTATATCTTTGTGTCTATAGATAGTAAATTTAGTATGAGATGGTTCAAATATAAGATCTTTCATATATTAAAGATATATATTTTTAAAAATATATTAATTTAAAGTAAATTTAAAGATCAGGGTCTAAAGATCCATCGGTGTGCTATTAATTTCTTGACCACAATAATCAACTGGTTCCTTTGAGTAATCTTTGGGAATATAAATACCCATTTCTTCCGCATTTTCTAATAAGTATTTCATATTATCCCAGAATTCAGGTGGATGTCCAGTTTCTTTAGTCATAATATGAGCCATCTCATGTACAGCTACGAATATAACTATATTATCCTCTATAAATTTTTCGGTTTTCTTCTCTCTAATACATAAAGATAATTCATCCCCCTTATTTACAGAATAAGCAACGAATCTTGATCCGGGGATATTTTCTGTTATTATTTCAGAATTGAAATTTTCAGATAATCTTTCTATTTCTTCTTTTTTAGTGTCTTTTTTTTCGCAATGTTCTATTAAATTTCGTAATTTAATACTTAATGAACCCAATTTATTAGCGGCTTCTTGTTTATCGGGCAATCGACGGACATAATATTCTTTATTATTGGTTTCCGCTTTAATTAAATCTAAATTTAAACTCTTTCTTAAAAAATTAACATAAATAAAAACACCTAAACCGGCTATTAAAAGAATAGTAAATTCCCTTGATTGCAATTCCATAATAAAATATATTATATTAAAATTTGATTTAAGATAAATATAAATTTGATATTAAAAACAATTTAGACTATTAATAAATAATGTCTAAAAGATTTCAGATCGTCGATATGCAATCTGACGACATTTATATACATAAAATTAGATCAAAAAAGTTCTGTATAACTCTCTATGGTAAAAATGAAGAAAATGAAAATTTAGTATGTCATGTTATAAATTATTTACCTCACTTTTATCTAAAAATCCCCGAGGGATGGGATACAAGTGACGGTGAGAGTCTATTAAGAAGAATATGTCAGAATATGCCAAGATTAATGAATTCTTTTATAAGAGGTTCAGAATCTCATAAATCACAGGTTGTGAAAGGTAAAGACTTTTATTCCTTAGAATGGGATAAAGATAATAAAAAAGTATTGGAATTTAATTTCTTAAAAGCGTGTTTTACGAATCTAGGAGATATGAAAAAAGTTATTACAGAAATAAGAAGATTTTATAATAATGATCCTAAATCTAATTTTAATTATGTTGATAAAGACCATTCTTGGAGAGATTTAGACAGAGTTAGCAATGAAGACAAGATATGTGATAGTAATTTATACGAATCTTCTATTCATCCTACAATTAGATTTATTCATGAAAGAAATATTAATCCAACGGGATGGGTTCAAGTACTTACAACCGATAAAACTGATATAGAAAAAGTTTTCCCCTATCAATCAGAAGATAGAGAATATTTCTGTGATTGGAAAGATGTAGAAAGCATTGAAGATGTTAGAACCAGTAATTATAGAATAGCATCATTCGATATTGAGTGTGATAGTTTAACGGGGGATTTTCCTATGGCTAAAAAAGACTATAAAAAACTATCAGCATCTATCTTCGATTCATTAAAGATAATAAAGAAGAGAGTCGGTGAAATTGAATTAAGACCCGAACAGAAAACATTAGATTATGATTCAGATGATGATATTGGGGAAAATAAAGAATATTTACAAGATATTATATTAAATTTATTAAAGATAGCATTTGATATAGAGTGGCTTGATCCTAAGAATTATTATGAATATACAGATATTTATGATTTTGAAACTGAGGGAAATAAAATTATTCACGAGGATTTTATGAAAATTATATCTACAGAAATTGCCGAGATTAAAGATATCATAAAATTAATTCATGAGGAAAAACATAAAAATAAAGAAAGAGATATTGCGATAGAAAATATTAAAGATATAATTACCCGGAATGCTAAATTTATTAGTATAAAAGAGAATATAACCCAATTAATACAGAAATATGATAATCATAACATTAGTATAATACATGGATTATTGCAGAAATGGAAAAATCGCGAGGGAAAACTACTAAATAATATTATTGAAAAATTTAAAAAGAAATATTCGTCTTTTTCGGATATAAAAGATAAAGATGTAAAAATAAAAGGAGATCAGATTATTCAGATTGGCACAGTATTTTATGACTATGGCTTAAGCGAAGATACTGGAAAAGACGCATGGCACAGAAATATTCTTGTAATTGGTCCTAATGATAATATGAAAGATAAAGAAATATGTTCTAAAATGAATAATCTTAATATTGATGTTGTGCCATGTAAAGATGAAAAAGATCTTTTAATAAAATGGTCTGAATTAATTAAAGAATATGACCCAGATTTTATAACTGGATATAATATCTTCGGTTTTGATTTCAAGTATATTAAAGATAGAGTTGATATTTTCTTTCCTTGTCCTGAAAACTCTTCGGGTAGTTGTAGATGTGATAGATGGGGACATCATGAAACTTGTCCTAAGTCAACCTTTTATAATTTAGGAAAAATAGAAGAAGGCGAAACAAGTCACAGAAATAAAATCTGTAAAGATAAAGAACAACAATTAAATTCAGCTGCTTTCGGTGAAAATACATTTTATTACTTTAATATGGATGGTCGTATTCTCTTTGATTTACAGAAAGAAATAGAAAAAGGTCATAGTTTAGATTCCTATAAATTAGATAATGTGGCTTCACAATTTATGAGAGGTAAATTAAAAGAAATAAATAAGAAAAGAATTAAAGTCTCAACAATTGGAACATTAAAAACTGGTGATTTTATATCATTTAGTCTTCATAGTAATATTGGAGAGGAATCATATAAAGACGGAAAAAAGATTAAAATTAATGGCATTAATAAATTAGATATCTATCTCTGTGAAACATTGGATATAGATCTTGAAAAATATCACAAAATTGAATGGTGCTTGAATAAAGACGATATCTCACCACAAGATATCTTCGATAAACATAAATATGAAGGTCCGAGTGGTAGAGCGGAGGTTGCGAAATATTGTATCCAAGATTGTGAATTATGTATTAATTTAATTCTTCTTTTAGATATTATTCCGAATAATTTAGCAATGGCGAATGTATCTTATGTTCCTGCTTCATATATATTCTTAAGAGGTCAAGGTGTGAGAATTACATCTGTTGTAGCGAAAAAATCATCCATGAGAAATACAAGATTACCGGATTTAATTAAGATTCCGAATCTAAATAGTTATGTTAAGATGGCTAAAAAGGGGCAACCAGAAGAAGAAATAATTAATCAGATAAATGAAGATTCTGATTGGAGGAAACCTACTTCTTGGGAATTAGATAATTGGTTAAAACAAATTAGGAAAAAAGATAAATATAAGATGAAAGGTTACGAAGGGGCAATTGTTTTAGAACCAACTCCTGGAATATATTTAGATGATCCAGTTGCTGTATTGGATTATGCTTCCCTGTATCCTTCATCTATTATTGAAAAGAATATTTCACATGAAACATTTATTGATAAAAAACAAATAGAAGAAAATGGATGGATAGAGAATAGGGACTACCAAACAATAACATATGATAATTGGATTTATAAAGGGAAGGGGGAAGGAGATACAATTGAAAAATTATTAGATGAAGAAAAACCTAAGATAGTCTGTCAATTCTTGACTAAAGATTTTATGATTAGAAATGGCATGATAGATGAAGGAGATAAAGGAATGGGTATTATCCCTGCTGTTCTTTCTGATTTATTGGGTGCGAGAAAAGCAACTAAAAAGAGAATGAATCAGGAAAAAGATGATTTCAAGAAAAAGGTTTTAGATGGATTGCAATTAGCTTATAAAGTTACTGCCAATTCTGTATATGGTCAATTAGGAGCGAAAACAAGTCCGATATTCAAGTTAGAGTTAGCAGCGTGTACAACATCAGTTGGAAGAGAAAGATTGACCGTTGATGCTACGAATGGAGTTGAAGTGTGGGCTTCTCATAATGGTTATGAAAAACCCGAAGTTGTTTATGGTGATACGGATTCTGTGTTCGTGAAATTCAGTAGAAAAGATAAAAATGGTAAATTATTGGAAGGTAAGGAAGCATTAGAGCATTCTATTAAGTGTGGTCAAGAAGCAGGAGAATTTATTAAAGAATTAATGGATGGAGAAGGGAAACAACCCCAAGTATTAGAATATGAAAAAACATTCTGGCCTTTCATCTTGATATCTAAGAAAAGATATACAGGAGATAAATATGAGTTCGAACCTACCGATGCGAAACGGACTGCGATGGGTATTGTCCTTAAGAGAAGGGATAATGCACCGATTGTAAAATATGTATTCGGTCATGTTATTGAAAAAATAATGATTGAAAAAGATTTTGATGCGACTGTTCTATGGTTAAAAGAAACATTAGTTAAAATTAGAAATGGCGAATTTCCACTTTCATATTTCGTGATATCTAAATCATTGAGAGGTTATTATAAGAATCCACAAGGTATAGCCCATAAGGTTTTAGCGGACAGAATGGCAGAACGAGATCCAGGGAATAAACCTAAGGCGAATGATAGAATACCATATGTTTATATGATTGTAGATGATAAACCGGATATTATTGGATACCGAATGAAAAAAGAAAAAATTCAGGATGGATTTTATAAAAATGGAAATCCTAAATTTAAAACGAAGACAGTTCAAGATAAAACACAACCAAAATATAAGAAAAAGAATATCTTACAAGGTGATAGAATAGAACATGTAGATTATATTAAGAAAAATAATATACCAGTTGATTATGAATTTTATATTACGAATCAGATTATGAATCCAGTAAAGCAAGTGTTAGATTTAAGATTAGATCCTAAAGAAACTGAAAAGTTGTTTCTCAAATAATTTATTGGATAGATTATAAATGGTTTTAAGAAGAATGTTGGGTGGTAGTTTAGAAAAGGTGTCAAAGGAGATGACTACTAAGATGGGTAAGAATGGAGATGTTTATATGTTTTTTTTAGGTGTGATGATGTTGATATTAAAGACATTAATGGTTCAGTGGGCTTACAATAAGATCTGGCCGAAACTTATGGTGAATAGTGGTCAGAGTATAGAGAAATTTAGACCATTAGATTTCCATGAAGCATTTTTATTAGTGATATTATTTATGTTTTTGTAAATTTAAATTAAATTTATATTTTTTTTTCTATTCTAAGGTATAAAATAATGGGAGGAGGTTTAATGCAACTTGTAGCTTATGGCGCTCAGGATATTTACCTTACGGGTAACCCGCAGATCACTTTCTTTAAGGTTGTTTACAGGAGACACACTAACTTCTCGATGGAAACTATTCAACAGACCTTGAGTGGTTCTTCTTCTACTCCACTCGGGGGTTCTGCTTCTTCTACATGTGTTATTTCCAGAAATGGCGATCTCGTATACCGAGTTTATGCAAGAGTTAAGAGTTCTAATGATATTATTATAGAACACCCACATTATTCTAGTGGAATCTTAAATTTTTTTGATTCCGTTGAACTAGAAATAGGGGGTCAATTAATAGATAGACATACCGCACAATGGATGTCTGTTTGGGAAAATATTTCTCAAACTAATGATAACTTTAAAGTAATATGGGGGGACGGCCGTGGGGATGGTGTATATAATGTATTCGGAGATGGTGGGAACGTAACTGATGCAGGACTAATAAACTATAAGATGAATCCTTATAGATACATAAATGTACCATTTAATTTCTGGTTCTGTCGTAATCCTGGCCTTGCTCTACCTCTTATCGCACTTCAATATCACGAGGTGAAAATTAAAATTTCCACAATAGCAGACAGTTATTTATTCTCAAATGTCAACGCGGTCGTCACGCCAGGATCAATTGATTATGATATTTTTTGTGATTATATATATCTAGATACAGATGAAAGACGTAGATTCGCACAAGTTTCTCACGAATATTTAATAGAACAGGTCCAAATACAAGGGGGAGGGTCGAATAGTTCGCAAAAATTAAACTTCAATCATCCTGTTAAATTTATATCGTGGACTACACAAAATGATACTCAGAGTATTAATTCAGATGCTACGATTCAACTCAATGGTCATGATAGATTTTCGAAACAATCCCCTGAATATTTTTATAAGAAGCAATTTATTGATTATTTTAATCCAATTGAACAGATGATGAAGCAAGATACGATACATAGCCTCGCTG